AAATGCGTCAAGCGGTGGCGGTGGAGGCGGTGCTGTGAGTACTGGATCTGTGGATGGTAGTGATTGGGATTGACCTAGCTGTTGTAAATGTGTTACAATAACTAAGGAGATTCTATGTCATTATTCAAAAAAGTAGCCTGTTTCACTGATATTCATTTCGGATTAAAGTCCGGTAGTAGAACGCACAATCAAGATTGCGAAGATTTTGTCACTTGGTTTTGTGATACTGCCAAGGCACAAGGTTGCGAAACTGCAATCTTTCTAGGTGACTGGCACCACAATCGCAGTACCACTGATGTGAGTACTATGAATTATACTGTGTCAAACTTAGAAAAACTAAGTCAGTCGTTTGAGAAAGTATATTTCATTCTAGGCAATCACGACTTGTTCTACAAAGACAAACGTGAAATTAACTCTATTGAGTTTATGCGATTGTTCCCTAACATTGTGCCTATTAAAGAAACGCTAACTCTAGGCGATGTTACTATTATGCCTTGGCTGGTTGAAGACGAATGGAAAACTATTCCCAACATCAAGAGCAGGTATTTGTTTGGACATTTGGAGTTACCTAGTTTTTATATGAACGCCATGGTGCAGATGCCTGATCACGGAACAGTTCAGCGTTCACACTTTGTCAACCAAGAATATGTGTTTACTGGCCACTTTCACAAGCGTCAGCAAGGCGGCAATATTGTATACATTGGCAATGCGTTTCCGCATAATTATGCAGACAGCGGTGATGATGAACGTGGCATGATGATTTTAGAATGGGGCGGCAAGCCAGAATATAAAACCTGGCCAGGACAACCAGTTTATCGTACCTATAAACTCAGTCAGATCATTGACTCTCCAGATAAACTGTTGCGTGAAAAGATGCATTGTCGTGTTACCATCGACTTGCCTATCAGCTTTGAAGAAGCAAACTTTATCAAAGAACAATTTATTCCGCAGTATAAACTGCGTGAACTCATGCTAATACCAGAAAAGGTAGAAGTAGAATCCAATCAGGTTCCTATCGATATTAACTTTGAAAGTGTTGATACTATTGTTATCAATCAAATATCTGCCATTGACAGTGACTCCTACGATAAAAATATGCTATTGAGCATCTACAGCAACCTATGATAAAAATTCAAAATTTAACCGTGCGTAATTTCATGAGCGTGGGCAATCAAACTCAGGCTATTGATTTTGACAAAGGGCAACTGACTTTGGTCTTAGGCGAGAACTTGGACTTAGGTGGTGACGACAGCGGTGCTCGTAACGGTACTGGTAAGACCACAATTATTAACGGCCTTAGCTATGCTATCTACGGCAACGCCCTAACCAACATCAAGAAAGACAATCTTGTTAACAAGATCAACAGCAAAGGCATGTTGGTCACAATGTCTTTTGAAAAGGACGGAACTACCTATCACATCGAGCGAGGTCGTAAACCTAATGTGTTAAAATTCACTATCAACGGTTCAGAAATGAAATCCGACGATCAAGACGAAAGTCAAGGTGATAGTAGAGAAACACAAAAAGCCATTGAAGAAGTGTTTGGTATGAGCCACGATATGTTTAAGCATCTTGTGGCACTGAACACTTACACAGAACCGTTTCTTAGCATGAAAGCAGCTGATCAACGTGCAATTATTGAACAGCTATTAGGCATTACTCAACTCAGTGAAAAGGCTGAATCTCTCAAAGAAGCAATACGCATCAGCAAAGACAGTATCAATTCTGAAAATACCAAGATCGAAACTATTAAAATTTCCAATGATCGTATTCAACAGAGCATTGATGCTCTTGAACGCAAACTTAAAATTTGGGACGAACAAAAGGAAACATCACTAGCCAATCTAAGCAAGGCCATTGAACGGCTACTTGACATTGACATCGATGTGGAAATTGCAAATCAACGAGCACTAGTTGAGTGGAACAAAAATCAGAAAGACCGCAGTGCGGTCGTATCCTTGATTGCCAAACAGACTGCGGCTCTAGAAAGAGAGCAGCGCAGTTTAGAAAAAGCACAGGCAGAGTTAGTATCGCTTGCAGAACACAAGTGTCACAGTTGCGGACAAGATCTGCACGATGAAAAACATGAAACTATGATGACTGCAAAAGCCCGACAGGTCACAGAATTTACAGATGGAGTTGCTGTACATCAAACAGAATTAACTGATCTCAAAGCAGCACTAGATTCGCTGGGCGTGGTCGAAGCATGTCCTTCTGTTACCTATGACAGTCTAGAACAAGCATTGAATCACAAAAACACACTCGACGGTTTAGAACGTGATCTTGTTATCAAGGATGCAGAAACCAATCCTTATCAAGAACAAATTGAAGAATTAAAAAATACAGCAGTACAAGAAATAGAATGGAATACTGTAAACAGTCTAGTTCGTATCAAAGAACATCAAGAATTCCTGTACAAGTTGTTGACAAACAAAGATTCTTTTATACGCAAACGTATCATTGATCAAAACTTGGCCTTTTTAAATCAGCGACTGACCTATTATCTTGACAAGATTGGACTGCCGCATATTGTGGAATTTCAAAACGATCTAACAGTGATTATTACACAACTTGGGCAAGACTTGGACTTTGACAATCTCAGTAGAGGTGAACGCAATCGTCTGATCCTATCCTTATCGTGGGCGTTCCGTGATGTATGGGAAAATTTATATCACAGCATTAACCTGTTGTTTATTGACGAACTAGTAGACTCTGGTATGGATGCCAACGGTGTTGAGGCGTCTATTGCTGTGTTAAAGAAAATGACTCGAGAAAGAGATAAAAATGTATTCTTGATATCGCACAGAGATGACCTAGCCAGTCGTGTTAATCACGTGTTAAAAGTCATTAAGGAAAACGGTTTTACCAGTTATTCAAATGATGTGGAGATTGTTGCTTGACAACAGAAGCGCATGATAAGATGATTGCTGCTTTTCAGGAATATTTTAAGTGGCAAACTAGATTTGAACACAGAGGCTCAGACGAAGCAGGCATCAAGGCACGACATTGGCTGTCAGAAATACGCAATGAAGCATCAATTAGGCGTGTAGAAATACAAGAAAAAAGAGAAGAACGTAAAAAATCCAGAAAAGGCATGGTAGGTCGACGACCCAAGGTAACTAAGTGAGTGCAATGGACTTATCAAAATCAACCAGTAAACGAAATACCAGAAGGCTACATTGGCTTTGTTTATCTCATCACCAACACAACTACCGGACAAAAGTACATAGGCAAGAAATTAGCACAATTCAAACGTACTAAACCCCCACTTAAAGGCAAAAAACTCAAAAGAAGAAGCACAGTAGAAAGCGATTGGCGCGAATACTGGGGTTCATCTGATAGGTTAAACGCAGACGTCCAAGCATTAGGTCCGGAAAAATTCACAAGAGAAATCATTTATCTTTGCAAATCCAAGGCAGAACTAAGTTACTTAGAAGCAAGAGAGCAATTTGAACGCAGGGTTTTAGAAACAGATGACTACTATAACGGCATTATAAACGTTAGAGTAGGCGGTTCAAACATACTTAGACAACGTCTCTTAGAGCAATCACAGGCCAACAAATCAGGCAATTTAACTGCCAAATAAGCCCGCACTGGCGACTATATTGTGCCCTTAAAGCTGGATCTCGGATCACAGTCAATGGAATTCTCTACCTTGGCAGAGAGGTTGTACAGCACTATCCTTAACCGGACGATGATCAGATATGCCTATAACTGGTTTGCTGTGTAAAAAATGTAATTTAAAAGGCTAAAAGAGGGAGAAATACCCACGGCTATGTATGTGTCAGCGTATGTACATAGACCCGCCGTCGTATAAAGACGCAGCTAAAGGTACCGGACGACCGCCTTGGTAATGCTGTAACGCTAGAGTGTACTGTGCAACTCGCATAATGCTACATATTTTTGCCCGCAAGGGCAAAGTGTGACTGAACAATCTGCATAATACTTAAAATCCTTCGCATTAATCATTGCCTATAAATTGCTTTGTCGAAGACAAATATCGTTGAGCGACAGCGAAAACGAAAATGAGCTTTAGCTCATTAATAACAATAAATAAA